AAATGAATAGTTTATGCTTATTTAATAAATGTGAATGTAATTATGAAACTTGCGCTAATAATGAAAATGTGATAAAAAAAATAAATATAGAAAAAAAAATACCCGTTTCTGATGATGAAAACGATAATGAAGACGAAGAAGACGATGAAGAAGATGACGAAGACGATGAAGACGATGAAGATGACGAAGAAGACGATGAAGAAGACGATGAAGAAGACGATGAAGAAGATGATGAAGAAGATGATGACGAACTCAAAACATTTGATATTAGAGAAACCATTATACTCAATAACGATTTTATTGAAACTATTAAAACTGGTCAAACCAATCAAGTTACTAAAGAGGAAGACAAAGAGCCTATATTAATAGTAGAAGATACTACTAATTCTAGCTATTTAAACTCAGATGAAGACATATTTATTAAAAATTTACCAATTGTGCTAAATACTTTTAGCGAAGATTTAGAAATAAATTCCAAAGTAATTACTTTAGAAAATAATTTAGAGACAACGCAAAAAGTAGAAAAAAAGAATTATAGTAAAATGAGAATTGATGATTTAAGAACACTTGTTGTGACAAAAAATATGTTAGACAATGAGTCAGCACAAAAAATGAAAAAAAATGATTTAGTTAAATTATTGCAAAAATAGAACTAATAGAACCAATAAAACTAATATATATATATAAATGGAAAGCGGTAGAATGATGTTGTTGCATTCAATAATAATTGGTTTAGTGTTATATGTAATAATGGTTTTTGGTCTTAACCAAAGACATGTTGTAGCAGAAAATAGAAGCTTATTATTAGCAGCGCTAATTTTAATATATATGATTTTATTTGGGCATAAACTACCCGGAACAATAAATAAAAATTTATTTTAAATAATGTTTATTTAAATAAGTGTTATGAAAAGTTATTTTAAATAATGTTTATTTAGAACAATGTTATAAAAATTTATATTATTATTATATAATATTAATTTTATGAGTTGGGGAACTTGTTATAGTGGTTCTAATAATATTCATTTTAATTATCCACCATTAATGGACGACTCTAGATTGTTTAGCGATTATAATTCAACAGTTTTAAATGACAATGTTTTAAAACATAGAAACAATATAAAAACAAATAGTGATTATAGAAAATATTTACAAATAAATAGTGATGCTATTATTAAAAATAATCAATTAATTGCATGTAATGAATGTAGTGTATGTCCTTATTATAACAATAATAATTATAACTATAAAAATAATAACACACATAGTAAAACCCCATATATTTTTGAATCTACTTTGTCACAAGATCAACCATACGGTTATGAAACTAGCAATTTAAAGAATATATATTTAACACATCAACAATTAGACGCACAAAAACATGTAACCAAATATATTATTAGTGAAAGTAAATAAAATTTAATAAAATTAAATAAAATTATAATAAAATTAAATAAAATTATAATAAAATTTAATAAAATTTAATAAAATTAAATAAAATTATAATAAACATTATAATTTTATTATATTGCTATATTATAAAAATATGAATTTTTTTGATAGTCTGATGTCTCCCCTAAGTCGCGATCATTGTATGTTATTTTATTATCTAGGTTTAATAAGTTTGTTTTTTGCTACTACTGCTCTAGTTGGTTTTATTATAGGTTTATTTAAAAAAAATTCTCAATATGCAATGGGTGCATATTTTATGTCGTTTTTAAGTAATATGATTTTATACTATATTTCTAGAATACATTATTCAATATGTTTAGGTGCGTTACGTTAAATAATTGCAATATAATTTATTTAAACAACTATATAATACTTATTTAAACAAGTATTATATAAGTATGAAACTATTAAGTATTGATATTGGTATAAAAAATTTAGCATTTATTATAATTGAAACAAATAGTATTAGTAATAGTGATTTTAAAATAGTAAAATGGGATGTTATAAATTTATGTAGTAATACCAATAATTGTTGCCAACATTTATGCAAAAAGAAACCTGCTTTTTATAAAAATTCTAATTATTATTGCAAAATTCATGCAAAAAAAACAGACTATAGCATTCCATCATGTAATATTAAAACTTTACATAAACAATCGCTTAAAAAGCTTATATTATTAGCAGATGAATATAAGCTGGTTATTGATAAGTCTATAAAAAAACCCATGTTAATTGTTTTATTAGAAGACTATTTAAATAGTCACTGTTTACAAGCAGTTGAAAATATTAGTGCAAATTCTATAAATTTAGTACATATTGGAATTAATATTAAGGATAGGCTAAATGAATTATTTAAAGACTATAATATATTGGAATTGGATAAAATAATATTGGAGAATCAAATAAGTCCTTTAGCAAATAGGATGAAAACGATTCAAGGTATGATAGCACAATATTTTATAAATCATAATAATTATAATATATACTTTATTTCTGCAATTAATAAATTGAAATTATTTATGAAAAACAAAAATACAACAATTGATAATAGTAATACTATTATTAGTAACAAAATTAGTTATGCCCATAGGAAAAAATTAAGTATACATTATACAAAAGAAGTATTACAAAAATATAATATGACTAATGAAGTTACTTTTTTTACTAGTCATTCAAAAAAGGACGATTTAGCGGACTGCTTTTTACAAGCTTATTATTATATTAATTGTTAAATTAATTGTTATATTAATTGTTATATTAATTGTTATATTAATTGTTATATTAATAATGTTTGCGGAGGATTTAAAAATTAAACTTCTATTTAATTCATAATAGGAATAATGGAAATTATTGAAATAGAGCCGGATATTTTAAATATTGACAGCTTTAGTATACCCGATTTTAAATTTAATGACACAATTGATAATGATGAATTAATCTCAAAAAAACCTACCTCTAATTTTGGTGGAGGCATTGAACTATTAATGAATGTTAAAAATAAAAATGAAAAAAAATCAAATACGTCAATTGATATTGAAGACATTACAAATTTAGAAAGTGAACTAAATAATCTAGTAGATAATATAAATGATGAAAAGGCGCCTGAAAAAGTAGAATTTCAAGATAATGATAGTAAAAAGGAAATAAAGTATGGGCAAAGCAGTTCAACCAAAAAATCCATTTTTGGTGATATTTTTGGTTCAAATAAAGTAGATGGTGAAAATGTTAAGCCTATTACAAGAAATAATGATTCAAATGAGAATGAAACAAATAACTTAGGCAAATCAACTGCAAATATGAATGAAACAAAAACATGGGATGGATTTGGTAAATTTAATAACATACCAATAAATTTAGAAAAAGCCCAAGAAAAACAGCAACTAACAAAAGAAGAAGAGTTGCGTGAAAAATTCAAATACATGCGAAAGTTAGACGATTTAGAGAAAAAGGGAATAAACTTGTCTAAGCGTTATAACATGGATTCTAATTTGGATGAAATGATTGGAGAATATGAAACAATTATTGCTGAAAAAGAGAAATCAAATGCTATTAAGTTTCAAGGTAAAATGATGATGGCTTGTATAACAGGATTAGAATTTTTAAATAACAAATTTGACCCTTTTGATATAAAATTAGATGGGTGGGGCGAGCAAATAAATGAAAATATAGATGACTATGATGATATTTTTGCTGAATTACATGAAAAATATAAGTCTAAGGCGAAAATGTCTCCCGAATTAAAATTATTATTTCAATTAGGCGGTTCTGCCATGATGGTCCATATGTCTAATACATTATTTAAATCTTCTATGCCAGGTATGGATGATATTATGAGACAAAATCCAGAACTAATGAAACAGTTTACACAAGCAGCAGTTAATACAATGGGACAAACAAATCCCGGATTTGGTGGTTTTATGAACGGGCTTTTTGCTGGAAATAATGGTTCAATGAATAATAAAAATAATAATGGCTATACTCCTGGATTTGGAAGCACTATGCCACCAAATGTAAATTCGGGACCACCACCAATGTCTGTTGAAACCAAATTACCTGACCGTAGCCAACGAATGCCAAATATATTAAATCGTCCCGATATTACTTCTGCGCGCGGAGTCGAAATAACTAATAATGAAGCAAACCCATATGAACAAGAGAGAATAACACGTCCAGAAATGAGAGGTCCTAGTCTGGCCATCCCTCAAAATCAAAACATTTCGTCATTATTAAGCGGTCTAAAGACCAAACAATTAGATAATAATGCTAATAATGCTAATAATGCTAATGAATCTAATTATAATGAGGCAAGTACAATTAGTATTGATGATTTAAAAGATTTAACTAATGCTAGAATACCCACAAAATCAAAACGTAGGCAAAAAAGTGATAGAAATATAGTAAGCTTGGATATATAAACTATAAACTATAAACTATAAACTATAAACTAATATTCATATAAAAGTATGAAATTAATATTATTAACCTATGACTAAATAATATGACCAAATACAATAGTACCCAATACAATAGTACCCAATACAATAGTACCCAATACAATAGTACCCAATACAATAGTACCCAATACAATAGTACCCAATATATAATAAAAAATGATTATTCAAATTTAAAATCATTTACAATAAATTTAGATGATTATAAAAGTAATTATTACAAACAAGCAACAGAATTATTTAAATTAGGAATTGTTAGTGAGAGATTTAGTGGAATAAATGCTTTAAAAGACGAACACTTTAAAAGTGGCTATAGAAAATATGTCTCTAATTTTGCATTAAATTATACACCAAAATCCGTAATTGGGTGCGCTTTAAGTCATATAATGTGTTGTAAATATATATATAAAAACTATATAAAGAAGCACAAAACACAAGACGGGTTGGTGAATTATTTTCTTATAATGGAAGACGATGTTTTTCCATTATTTAATACAGATGAGTTTTATGAAAAATTAAATAAAACACTATATGACATACAAATTTTGGATAAAAATTGGGAAATTATTCAGCTGCATAGTGATGGCATTATGCCAACAATAGATACATATTGCACTCATATTGGTTCAATAAGCGCAGCAGCGTATTTAATATCCAAAAAAGCAATAAAAAAAACATTGAAGTCTAAAATATATAGTCATATTGACTTAATACATCATAATTTTATGAATTATAATAAATATAGAGCAAAAGAGAATTTATTTTACACAGATGAAAAGACTAGTTTAAATAGGATTGTATCATATAAGCTTAGTAGCTATAGTTTGTATTTGAAGTCTAAACTGTTTGAATTAATAAATTATTATACAAATATTATTCAGTTGCGTGGAGAGAAGACGTTTTTACATTATTTTGAATACAAAGTATTTAAAGAACCATTTTCCAATAAAGAGTTTAATACAAATGACATAATTGATTATTTTATAGGAGTAAGAATATTAATTAAATTATATTATTATAAAAATTAATTTTTATTTATTGCATGTTTTATGTTAGAACTATATTTATATTTTAACATAATACTTTATTTATTTATTTATTTATTTTCGAATGACTGTTATTGATGCTTCATATAATATAAATGAAAAGGACTTAAAGGAGCAACAAAATATAAATGAAAAGGACTTAAAGGAGCAACAAAATATAAATGAAAAGGACTTAAAGGAGCAACAAAGTATAAATGAAAAGGACTTAAAGCAAAGCGACTTAAAGGAGCAACAAAGTATAAATGAAAAGGACTTAAAGCAAAGCGACTTAAAGGAGCAACAAAGTATAAATGAAAAGGACTTGAAGCAAAGCGACTTAAAGGAGCAACAAAATATAAATGAAAAGGACTTAAAGGAGCAAAGTATAAAACCAAAAAGAACATTGCTTCAAAGAGTTATAAAACTACATAAATTTTTATGTTTTCAAGCAACTACATTATTGGTATCAACACTATTATTATCT